CCGCAAGATCGAGGTGCCGAAGAAGTATCGACCGTTTGCGAATGGTGCGGAGTACAAGCCGCATCGAGATCGGTGGGTAAAGATTGTCAGCGGAGACAACAACTGCGGGTGCGGCATCACCAATGCGGACATTGGCGGAGATAGAAGAATCGACGGATCCAACGAGCGTTCGGTTTGCATCTGGGAAGGGTGGATGACTTTTAGGGATGCGTTTAAGTGCTTTACTTTTGATGACGGCACCCCCTTCGGCGTGGAGGTGACAGAGTGAGTAAGCAAGCACGGCTCGACACCACACAGCCCGCTACATGGGTCAAGGCAATCCGGGTAGCTGCATCGCTTGAGGGCATCACGCTCAGTGAGTTTGTCGGTGAGGCTTGCTTAGATCGAGCGGCTCGCGTCACAGGCAAAAAGCCTAAAGACCTACGCAAGCAACTGGGTGAACGAGTGCGAAGGGGTGAGCGATGAGACTGTATCAGCCGGTGGAACTTTACTTTGTGCGATACCTACGCAACGGCGACGACGTGATTACCTCGACGCGAACAATAGCGACTGGCATTCCTGCGGGGATGACAGCGGGAGAGATGACGACGTTTGTTGAAATCAAGTTCAAGGAGTTGTTCCTGGACGGTTTCGAGTTTGATGATATTCAGTTTTTGGAGGTGTAATTGTGAACATACTTGAAGTGCAAGAGGCTATTTTGAAGTTGCCGTACGAGCAGCAGGTGATGATTATAAATCACTGGATGGGAGGGACTTCATGCAAGACATCATCAGCCCCCAAGGTGGCGGCTACAGAGCGACCTGCCGCGACTCAGGCAACCAAGTATAGCCGCGACGGGATGCCGTACGACGAGCGAGAAGATGAGGCTTGCGATGCGTTGATCTTGAGCGGTTACTCGCAAAAGAGGATTGCTGATTGGTTTGGCAAGAACAGACCGAACCAACGAACATTTGGTGCATGGAGGCAGTTTGCAGTTCGCCGACGAGCGGAACTTAAGAAGAAAGGACAGTTGAGATAATGGCTTTACTCTTAACCGTACTCGGTTGTTTCGGTCTAGGTTTCGCGGCGGGTGTCGCGGCGATCCTTTTTGCTGGTGTAACGCATTGCGACGATTGCGAATGAGTTACTTACTGTCTGACCTTTGCGAACTTGGCACGGTGCTAAGCGTGGTCGGTGTTGTTCTGTGGTTTTTAATGGGAGGTGAGTGAGAGTGAAATTTACAAACGAAGAGTTGCATGTTCGGTGGATCGAAGACGCTGCGGCTATTGAGACGCTTGAGCGTCTAGGCGTGAGTTACGCTGATGGCACGGTTGCTCTAAAGATGATTGACTGGAAAAAGTCGCGTGAGAATTTGGCACGCGAAGAGTTCCTCGACGATCACCACAAAGACCGCATCAAGAGAGCGATTGAAAACAATTGCTCAATGCCGAAAGTCGTGCTGCAACGGACTCCGAACGGTCGGTATGTCGTCGCAGGTGGCAATCATCGATGCACGGCAACGCTTGAGTTATTCGGAATGGATGAATTGGTTCAGTGCTACGTCATCGAAGTTGATAGCGAGAAGTTCAAAGCGGTTTGCGTTGCGTTAAACCTGTCGAACGGAAAGCCGCTTTCGCATCTTGAGTTGCTTAATAAAGCCGCCGAGTACATTCAGCTTGGCAACACGCAAAAAGCAGCGGCGGACTTGTTTGGGTTGTCGCCGACTTCGATTGCTAAGCATTGCAAGCAACTGCAATACAGCGACATGCTAGGAGTCGAAAACACTCCGAAGAACGCAAAGATGATTCAGCGGATACCTGAGAAGTACCTGACGCTTCGCACCGTGCGAGAATCTTTTGGCGAGTTGATGCGATCACGGTCGGCATCCTTCGATGCAGTTGAGCGAGCGATTGAACTTGCGAATGCTTGCGACAACGAACAGGATATGGTTGAGGCTATCAAGTCCGTAGCGTCAAAGCCTAAGCCGATACGGGCCGGAGTTGATCCAGCTAAGCCAATGCTGATGCGGTCGGTTAATACGGCAATCTCGCAACTTGCAAAGATTACCAAGATCGGGTTGGCAAGCCTCTCCGTTGATGACAGAAAGGAGATTGCAAGACTATGCGAATTGCTCAAGAGTTTGTAGAAATGCGGGACGCTGGCAAATGGCTTGCAATCGCAAAGAAGTGGATCATTGAGAACGGGCCGTGTTCCAAGTCGGAATACTTCGCAGGAGTCAGGCCGCTGATGCCTACGCACATCAGAGATACTGGCACTGGCAAGAAGGCGAGCCAGATAACCTTGTGTAAAAACGCTCTAATTCGTTTTGGCGTGAAAGGAGAGATTGTTGAACTTCAAGCGAAGCCGCCTAAAGACATAACCAACAGAGGGCGAATACGCCAAAGGGTCAAGGATTTCGGTTTTGTTAATTCGGAATTTCTATCGACGATCCACAAGGGCACGTGTGTTGCCAGTCAACTTTGTGAACGCGGAGAGATGACAAAGATAGGGGTGGCGTTGTATTGCGATCCTTCGAGGGTTGATGAGTTTAGGAAGTTGTTTGATACAACAGAAAGCGACGGTGCGAAGTGAACTGGTGCTTTTGGATCAAGATTGCATCCGACGAAGGGCAAGCGATGGCATTCCGTCGCTTCCCGCAAACGCACGCAAGGGAACTTTGCGATGCGGAGCTAGATAGAGAATTTGAGTACATGCGTGACGCCGGTTTTGCGGTCGATTGGTCGGCAATCGATCCCGGTGCCATGCAAGAGATTTATGACTTAAATACCGAACAGTTCAAAGCGTTCGGTGAGGAGGTAAGGCTATGAAGATCAACAAAGGCAAGCAATCGCGTTCGCGTCGAATGCTCATTTACGGCGAGCCGGGCGTAGGCAAATCAACGCTGGCGAGTCAGTTTCCGCATCCGCTATTCCTCAATATGGAGGATGGCATCGGAGATATCGAGTGCGATTCGACGGACGTAATCCGCAGCTACAAAGAGTTCCAGCAGCTACTAGCTCTTGAGTTACCGCAGACGGATTACGCCACAATCGTGATCGATACGGTCGATTGGTTGGAGAAGTTGTTGATGCTCGAAGTTGCATCCGCACACGGCAAAAAGACCATCGAGGATATCGGATTCGGTAAGGGCTACCAGTCTTTAGCGAAAGCATGGCAAGACGTATTCGCGGGGCTGACCTACCTTTGGAAACAAGGGCGAAACATCGTGCTTACTTGCCATGAGACTATTGATAAGTTTGCAGACCCGGAAGGCGACGGATACAACTACTACCGACCCGCTTTGCATCGCGTCGGCTCGGCTTGTGTGAGTGAATGGTGCGACGAGGTGCTATTCTGCAAGCATCGTCGCATAGCACGCAAGGCGGATGAAGGGAAGCGAACGGTAGCGGCGAAGGGAGATCGCGTCATCGTCTGCAACAACATGCAAAGCATCGAAGCGAAAAACCGCTTAGGTATGCCGGATGAGATTGCGATGGACATCGCATCCTTCTATCCATACCTAACGAAAAACGAGATCAAGCCGAGCGGCAGCGTAGCCGCATCGGTGGTTGATCCAGCAAGTGAAATTCAGTTTGGAGAATAGCAATGAACATTGATTTTGATTTAGACCAATACGAAGCATCGCGTCCTGTTGGTGTATTGCCTGAGGGCAAGTACCAGGCGGTAATTACGACGACGACAGAAAAAACGAGCCGAAACGGTAATCGTTACGTCGAGTTTGAGCTGGAGGTGATTGCAGGGGAGTATCAAGGCAGGAAGTTATGGGACAATCTGAACCTATGGCATCCTGATAGCGACACGCAAAAAATAGCACGCGGCACACTCAAGGCGATCTGCGAAGCAACGGTTGGGCGCAAGGTTTCGGACACTTCGCAGCTTTGCAACCACCCACTCTTATTAAGCGTTGGAGTTAAGGACAACACTTACAACGGCACAACGTCGAAAGTCAATCGCGTCAAAGGTTACGCAAAGTTAGAGCGAAGCGTACCACAACAAACACAAGCACCAGTTGCACAACCTCGACAGGATGGGCAGGGTCGGCCTTGGTAATCGGTTGGTTAATCAGTTTCAGTTTTGTTTGTTTGTTTTTGAAAGGTTTCTAGATGTTACGTTTTGTTTTGTCAGTTGCGTTGTTGGTGATTGGTTCGGTTGCTTCAGCACAAACTCCGTTTCCAGCTCGATTTGTCGAGGCTGGTCAAACGGTCACGGTGCCAAAGGGCAATTACACGATGACGCAGCAAGTCGTTATTCGTGCCGGCGGTACGCTCATCCTCGATGCTGGCGTAAATGTCCGAGTCAGCAACTTGGGCTTGCCTATGCAAGTCTACGGGGCTTTAATCGTCAACGGCACGGCATCCGATCCGGTTGTTGTTGGGCCTGATGCGTTAGGCGTTTGCGGTACACTGCAAACCTACGCATCCCCTACGTCGCGTCCATCGATCCAAGCGACCTACCTGGATTGGACCACAACGCGAAACAGCAACGCATTATTTTTGAGTGCTTGCGACTTTGCCTTGACCAATAGCAAGATCACTAGCAAGGCTACAGCGGCGGCTAATCGCACCTGCGTTGCAGCGGTCGGTGGATCAGTTGGTACGCTGTCTAATTGCATGCTAGACGGTGCAAACGACCTGATTGCAAAGCCATCGGTGGGCGTTGCGATTGGTAACGGCACGAATCAGAGCGATGCGGTTGATTTGATTGAGACGTTGATTATCAACACGACTGACCCGGTCAAGATTCGCAAGCAGTTTGCATTGGTGAGCGGATCGATTGAGTAACGAGCAACCGCAAAAGCGGTGAGGGTCGGAGCGTTTAGTACGACTGAGATCACGGTAAGCCACTCAGCACAGCAGGTGCGAATCCTGCCCGATCCTTTGGAGGTACAGCAAGATGCGAATTGTTTTACTGTTGGCTTGCCTGGCAGGATGCCAAGCAAAGCCGGTTCGTTATGAGTTAATGGAGGTTAGGTATGAAGGTTACAGTCCAGCGTTTACCGTTTCTAAAGTCGCTCGAAATCGCGGCTTCGATCATCGCCAGCAAGCCACAAAGCGAAGTGCTGCGATACGTCAAGTTTACGTGCGAGGGTGCAAAGAACATGCAGGCGACTGACAACGAATTATCAATCGTTTGCAATGTCGCGGATGCGGTTCAGTATGTTTCAAGTCCAGGTAAAGCGTTATTGCTCCCCTCGAAGGTGATACCCATCCTCAAGGATTGCGGCGGCGATTCGGTTGATATTGAGGTAGACAACCAGTTGCGAATCACAACGCAATCGGGCGGCTTTACGCTCTCGATGCCGAATCCTGATGAATTCCCATCCGTGAAGATTGACGCAGCAGAAGGAGCGGCGGGCGTGCCCGGCGTTGCCCTTGCCGATGCGATCCGTCAGACGATCTACGCAACTGACTTGACATCTACGCGGTATCAACTCGGCGGCGTGCTATTCGATATTTCGGAGCGGCTTACATGCGTTGCAACTGACGGTAGGCGGCTTGCCGTCTCATCCTGTCAGATTGCCGGAGAGGTTGCAGCGGTCAGCGGTATCGTGCCCATCAGGCCACTACAGGCCGTATCACGCATAATCGCAGCGGAAGGATGCGGAGTTGACGTAATGATCGGTCACGCTTCAGCGGTGTTTGTATGCGGTGACATCTCGCTACAGACGCGATTGGTCGAAGGGCGTTATCCAGATTGGCGGAAGGTCGTACCATCGACAGATGGAGCATCTACGCTTCGGTGCGATGCAGAAAAGTTTCTCTCAGTCGTGAGGCAAGCGGCAATCGTCAACGATCAAGACAGTCGCGGTATCGACCTTGTTATTGCATCCGGCGAATTGACAGCGACTGCTAAGACCGCCGAGGTTGGAGCGTCAAGCGTTGTCATGGGATGCGAGGCGGACACGGCGGCGAAACTGACGGTGGATCATACGTACTTGGCCGACTTCCTTCGTTCGCTCGGCAAAGAGCAAACGGTTGAATTGAAGTACAAGCAATCAGGCGATCCGGTTGTATTAACTTCCGGTGACGTTGTAGGAGTTATCATGCCGATGGCGAGGAACTAGCATGCGGTGCAGATGCTGCGAAAAGATTCTGTCGCCGTCCTACATCAAGAGCGGTGACAAGCACTGCAGTGCATGCTCCAGGGCAATCGCTGCGGGGTCGAGTTATTCCGAGGTAGTTTCGGAGATGGCTGAGATTGCAAAGGATCGAGGTGTTATACTTCGCCTCGAACGCTTGGCGGATCGGCACCGAAACGAAGAGATGCTTGGCATGAGTGCAAACCGTGCGAACGCACTCAAGAAGGTACGCGAAGGCATCCGGCCAATGCGACAGCGACTTAACAACGAAGGCGAATATCAAACTGCTAAGTGGTGGTGTAGCACATGCAACATTCCATTAACAAAGAAGCGTTGTCTGCGGTGCGAACTTGCTGCGAGCAGAGCATAACCGAAGCATTCCGCGAACGGGTCGCATTGATGATTTACGACGGCGGATTGAGTGAGTTTGATGCGACGAGGGCCGCTTATTTTGAAGTAAGACGGGCAGGGGGCAACGTGCCTCATGCGGTCAGCGAAGAATGGAAACGAGTTGGGAGGTTGAGTTAATGCAATACATCTACCAAGCAACACTGGAACGCGTCGTAGATGGCGATACGGTCGATATCGTTATCGATCTAGGCTTTAGCACCTTTCGCAAGGAGCGTATCAGGCTTTACGGAGTTGATGCTCCAGAGATTAATACCGGAGCGGGTAAAATGTCGCGGGCGTTTGTTGAGCAGTGGTTTCTGGATAACCCGAAATTCTTCGTTGAGACGATTGTTGCTGATGGTAAGAGCGTCAGCAAGCGTGACAAGTACGGGCGGTATTTGGGCGTGATTGCCACTTATTATGGCGACTTGCAGCCCAATGATTACATGCCGGACGAGTCGCTCAACGGACAATTGCTCAAAAGCGGACATGCGAAAGCGAGGGTGCGATAGTGACCAACAACGAACAGGCCGCAGCACATCGCATTTTGCAAAAGCACGGCATTGAACACAAGTTGCAAGGCCATCGCTTGCCGTTGACGAGCAACGACTTTGCAATCGGCATTGACGGCGGATGGTATCAAGATTTCGATGACGTACGCAAGTACGTTCGCCGCGTTGCTAACGATTATAGAGACGCGGAGATTGACTTGCGGTCGTGGCAAGTGGCCGCTGAGATTGCCGAAGCGGTAAGGAGGGATGCCGATGCCGATAAGCCGTGAATCGCTTAAAGAGGTTGAGATGAACCCTATGCGAACAGGGCAGGCTAGCCGATGGGCATGCACAGGACGCACGATCCAAACAGCGAAGATCGAGCTACGCGAAGAGATTGAGACACTACAAGCCGACAAGCAAAGGGGCAACGGTTGCCTTGAGGGAGTTGGCGTAACGGAGGTTGATAGAGATGAATTACGAAGAGTTTATAAGGTCGAAAGCACCAGTAGTCGCGAATGAGGGCTTCGAGCCTGAATCACCTTGCCCAGACTGGTTCAAGCCGCATCAGGTCGTATGCGTTGATTGGGCTATCCGAAAAGGTCGAGCGGCATTGTTCGAGGCGTTCGGCTT